AAGTTACGGGAATCAAATGGAAAAAGGTATATAAATCATTTGAAGAAGCAATAAGGAAAGGAAGAAAGGAATTACGCAACAATTTAGTAGAGAAAGCATTATTGAAAACAGCGATGGGATTTGATGCTTATACTACCAAAGCTTTGGCGGTTTCTGATGGTAAAGATATGGGTGCTCACGTTGAAAAAGTTCGTGTAAAAGAATATTATCCGCCTAATGTTGCTGCCATTAAATTCTTTTTGAATAATAGAAAGCCTATGAAGGATTATCCAGCAGATGGTTGGGGAGAAAAGCAGGAAATTGAGTTGTCAAATGCAAATAATGAACCTTTCGTAATAGAGATTAAATAGATGCCCGAAATAAAGAAATATACGATACCCAAAGAATCATTCAATGAAGCATTTTTCCCGTATTTAAGATCAAATGCAAGAACAGAAATATTCTATGGTGGCGGCGGAAGTGGTAAAAGTTATTTTTTAGCGCAACGTGATTTATTGGATGTTCTTGGAAAAGAAGAAAACAATGTGTTGGTGATGCATAAAGTTTCCGCAAGTCATCATAATACTACTTTCAAGGATTTGCTTAGCGTAATGAACGAATGGGACAATAAATATTTCAACCATACATTATCAAATAAATTCAAAGTAAATTATTCAAATGGTAATGAGCGTATAACTTGTTTAAGGACTGGAAATGAAATATTGTTCGGCGGATGCAAAGATGATAACGAACTTGAAAAGATTAAAGGTATCCGCGCGACGAATGGGCCGATAACGCATATACGTTGCGAAGAAATGACCAACTTTACCCAAAAAGATATATTCCAGTTAAATGGTGTAAGGTTGCGTGGTGAAACAAAAACAAGGAAAAGATTTACTGGATCAATGAATCCAATTTTGATATCACACTTTATAAAGAAAGATTATATCGATAATCCGCAAGAAGGGACTTTATTTTATGAGCATGATAATACTGATCAACAAGCAATAATAAATAATCCGAATGTCGTTATATTGAAAACTACGCACGAAGACAATAAATTTTACGGTGAGGAAGAACGAAAAGAATTATTGAAGTTCAAAACAATAGATAAATATTATTATGATGTTTATGTGTTGGGTAATTGGGGTGTTTTGGGAAATATCGTATTCAGCAATTATATAATAGAAGATTTCGATTATACAGAAAATGATTTGGAAGAGGTATTTCAAGGGATGGACTTTGGGACTATTCATGCTTCCACTTTGATCCGTGCTGGATATAAGGACGATGAATTATATTGTTTTGATGAACTATACGGAAAGGGCTGGACTACTTCAGATTTTATCCAGTCGGTGGAAGATAAATGGCCTAACCAGCAGGCGCATGAATGGATTATCACCTGCGATAGTGCCGAGGAAGATCGTAGATTAGAGTTTGAAAGAAGTGGTTTTAGGCGGATAGAAAAAGCAAAGAAAGGCCCGGCCTCATTGAAATACGGGATTGACTATTTGTGCTCTAAAAAAATACATATACATAGAAGTAATTGCCCTAATCTTGCGAGGGAGATTCAGGGCTTCAAAAGAAGGGAAGACAAAAACGGGGATGCCATGGACGCATTTGTAGAAGTAAATGATGACTGTATTGCGGCATTGAGATATGGGAGTGAATATATCTGGTCCAATTTGGGAAGTGTCTGGTATGATCCCGGATATAGTCTTGGTGATTTAGGCCTATAAAGGAAGGTAAAATGAATTATAATCTGATAAAGATCGGGCATATTGTTACGTTATATTTGGTTTGGGATAATAAATATTTATTATCCCAAAATTGATTTGAATTAAAAGGAAAGCAATATGGAAATTATACAATATATTTTTATATGTTTTATAATTATTTGGTTGGTTTGTAAAAGATGCGGATTTAAATAATGGAAAATGCGATCCGTATTGATGGTTTGACTAAATGTATAAAATGCAAGTTTGAATTTAATATGAATAATGTAGAACAGGCAGTGGGTAAATACGGTATGATAATTAGATGCCCGAAATGCGGTAATAGAATGGTGCTGTTGAAAAGGATCGATCCGCCGAATAAACCAAGGATTCATCTCAATAAAAAAGAACGTAGAAAAGAGCGGGCGAATAAGCTATAATAGAAGGAAAGGAGAAATACCATGGAAAGTAGAATAGATTGCATTAACATACCTAAGCCCAATTGCGAGTTTTACTGTGAAGGCCGGTTATGCCCCGATGATTGCAAAGGATTTATAAAAAAAGAAAGTTTGATTATTCCGGTGGTTATTGAAAAGTCAATTGAACCTGTTGTAAAAGAAAAGGTAAAATGATCACAAATAAAATGGCACTATTACAAAAAGAACTGTGTTTTATTAATTATACAGCCGTAAATAGTTGTGATTTATTTTATATAGCAGATACCGACTGTTTTATTATTTGGGATTTTGGCAAATTAACTTCTATTCATGTAAGTATAATTTAAGAGGTAAAAAATGAATATATTGTGTCGTAAAGGAAATATAAAATGAGATTGATAAACTGGTTCAGGTGTTTATTCATTAAGAAACCAAATAAACCAAATATACTATTTGCACCTAAATTATGGAATAATGCTGTTTTAATGAATAAAATGATCAAAGCTTTAAAGGAAATACAAAATGAATATATTGAAAACTGAAAAAGAAACATTGTCCAATGATGATATATTGAAATATATCGCTGATTATGAATCCCAGCGCCTGCCGTTGCTGAATAAATTATGGTCCTATTATCTTGCGGAAAATACCAAAATACTTACTCGATCCAAGCCCGATGCGAATAGCTCCGATAATAGAATTGTTATTGGCTATGGAAGAAAACTTGTGACTACTTGGACCGGATACGGTTGGCGTCCTAGATATATAACTTACAAAGCGACGAAGGAAACCGATCAATCAATCGATGAGGAAGAAATAGATATCGAAGACGGGGAATTGAAAGAAAAAGAATTGACCGAGGATGAAAAATATGTCCGGGAATTGCAAACCACTTTCAATCTGAATAATGAGCATATAAAGACATCCCGCGCGGGAAGGAATATCGGCATATTCGGATTGTCTTATGAAATAGTTTATATAGATAAAACAATAGATCAAAAAACATTCAATGTAAAAGCGGAACCAAAGTTTTTTACCGTTGATCCGCGTGAAATGATTCTTTTGTACGATTATGATTCAGAGCCCAAAAAGAAAATGGCGATAAGGTTCTACGAAATAGACAAGAATTGGTTCAAGGTTGAAATGTATTATAAAGATAAAGTGGAATTGTTCGACAGGAAACGGAATGATGTAAACAATAAGTGGGAACTTACACCGGATAAAACAAACCCTGAATACCCTAATTTTTTCAATGAGATTCCTGTAGTTGCTTATTATGCAGGTGATGATATGCTCGGTATAATTAAATCGGTGCTGGATTTGATCGATGCCCATGATGCGCTATATTCCGATTCAAAGAATGAGTTTGACAAGTTTGCATTCGCCTATTTGATAATGAAACGGTATGCGATAACAAACGCGATTGACGTAAAGAGTCCGAATGCGGCTTCTGAGGTATTGAAGAAGCTGAAAAATAAACGGATATTTGAGAATGTCCCCAGTGACGGTGAAATAAAATTCCTGACTAAAGATATACCGACCGCGTTCCTTGAGTTTATGGCAAAAAGTTTAAGGGAACAAATACATATCCAGAGTCATGTGCCTGATTTTAATTATATGGCAACGGGCAATCTTTCCGGCGCGGCGATTCAGCGGTTAATGTTTGACTTTGAGAATCTTGTAAGCTCGACCGAGGCGGATTTCGATGTCGGATTGCTTGAAAGGATAAAACTGATAACCATTATTTATGCGAAACAAGGCAGGCCGATTGGGACAAATGACATGATAACTATAAGTCATAAGCGGAATATTCCTCAGAATCTTTTGGAACTTGCGCAAACAGCTACCCAAATGAAAGCGGCGGGATTTAGTTCTTATTTAATTGCGGATATAATGCCGGATGATATTATCCCGAATGTCCAAGTTGAATTAAGGAGGCAGAAAAAAGAACAGGAAGAGCTTATGCGGTTTGACGTGGAAGCTCCGATAGACGATGAAATCAATAGTCAAGCGGATGAGTTATAAAAATGGTAGTAAAAGAATTAATAGAAGAATTGAATAAATTACCACAGGATTTTAAAGTAAAAACTTGGGATGCCTATAATGATTGTGAAACCGAAGAAGTAATAGTTTCTATTGATAATGAGACTAAAGAAGTATTTATTTGTAATACTGATTTTAGTTGGCGGTAGGATAAATAAATGCCCAGAATATTATCTGATTATGAAAAACAAGCCTTCGCCCAATTGATGAAGAATGAAAAGAAATATCATGCCAAAGTCCAAAAGGCTTTGGCTGATTCTTTATCTACTATTCGTGGCGAGATGTCAAAGATATATTCCAAGTATGGAAAGAATGGTTTATTGACCCGTGCTGAAATGACAAAATACAATAAGTACCAAACAATGGAAAAACAGATATTGAAAGCGCTGGAACCGGCATTGGCGAAAAATATAGCTTCGATCAAAAGATTCCTGCCGGAACAATATAATGAGTCATTTTTCCATTATGCCTGGGCAATGGATCAGGCCGTCGGCGTAAGTTTGAATTATGGCGTATTGAACCAGAATGCTATCCGTGAATTGTTTTCGATAACCAATCCCAAAAATATTGAACTTGCTGAGGCTTTGCACAATTACGGCCCGAAAGCCAAAAGATTCATACGAAGCGCTTTGCTGAATAATCTTTCCATCGGCAAAAGCTATAGTGCGATGATTTCTGATTTGAAGAAAGCGACATTCAAGATATATTCCAGTGCTGAAGTTATAATAAGAACGGAAGGGCAGCGGGCATTGAACAAAGCGACGAATGATGCTTATTTAAAAGCTAAAAATAATGGCGTTGAAGGCGTGGATGTGTGGGATGCAACTTTGGACGGGCGTACCAGAATAACTCATCGCAGAATGGACGGAGTAAAAAGAAATGCCGAAGGTTATTTTGAGCCGATCCATGCCAGATATCCTTTGGATGAAAATCTACCGGCAGAAGAATCAATCCGTTGCAGGTGTCGTCTAAGATTTGAAATCGACGGATATAGCCCGCAATTAAGGCGGACGCGCGAGCAGGGGATTATTCCTTATATGAACTATGATGAATGGGAGAAAACTTATGGTTCGGTTAAAACTTGAATTGGAAATTATTCATTTTGTGGGTTATTGTTTAAGCCCGTTTGAAATTATGCTTATTTATTTTTTGACTAAAAAGGAGTAGAATAATGGCGGCTATAAAAAAAGAAACAAAAAAAGTAATTCCCAAAAAGAAAGTCCCTGTTAAAAGTAAAACCATTAAACCTGCAAAGAAAACTGTTTCTAAAAAAGCGAGTATTCCAAATCCCGTAACTAGTAAATCGCGAATAAAAGAAGAAAAACGGTGGATGACAGAAAACGATGTTCGTACATTACTACAGGCGGAAGAAATTAAATTGGATAAAGCACGATTGGATGCCGCCAGAGTTTTGGCGCAAGAACAAGTTAAGGCCGCACAAAAAATTGTATCTAATAAACTAAAGGAGTAAAATAATGCCGATGAAAAGTCAAGCACAGAGAAAAAAGTTATGGGCGACTGATCCTAAATTGGCGAAAGAAATGGAAAGCAAGACGCCGAAAGGAAAGAAGCTTCCGAAAAAAGTAAAGAAGGCCAAGAAGTGAAAGCCGTCAAGTTTGAAGGTGATATAAACCACGATTCAATTAAAATGCTTTTAGCCGATATTGATAAAATCGATCTAAATGAAAATATTGTTTTGTATTTTACAAGTGGCGGAGGAATGGTAACGGATAAAGATATATTGGTTGATTATATAAATAGAAACCCGAAACGGTTTGAAATAGTTTGTTATTGGGAAATGTCAAGTTGTGCTTTTGATTTATTGGTGAATGTTCGTTGTAAAATAAGATTGGGTCAGAATTGTCTTGCCAAGATTCATTTATATTCCAATGAACTTAAATATTATAACTTGGGTGATTCAAAATCGATTGACGTTTTTCTATTAAACGATTTGAATAAGAGAAATAAAATATGGTTTGAGCAATTGAAACGCGCCGACTGTACTTTAGAAGAAATAGAATTTCTTAAACTGGGCAATGATTTAATACTTGATGTTAATAGAATGGCCCATATTATAAAAAGTATAAGGAATAATAAATGATAAGACAAACGGGAAGTAAAGAATACGATGATTATAGACTGAATATGCCGGAAACTATCGAGAATATGTTCAACGCTTTATTTAGTGATGATTCCTGGTCCTGGTCGGGATTGGCTTTTATTTTGGTTGAAAGATTCGGGCTTGCTGATTTGGGAGAGTTGGATACTTGTATTAAGATGGAATTGAAAAGGCGCAATAAACTGGATGATTTCAAAGAGCAAATAAATGATTAACTCGACTACCGGAACAAGCATAGAAAATTATTTCGATTGGGTACGCAGGGAATTGGAAATAAAAGAATACGGCGAAGTATCCATAACTTTTACCGTAACCCAAGGGCAGGTTTCATTGGTTACAAAAAATTCAAAAGATACCGAGCATTGTAATCTTAAACCAAAAGTTAAATTTGAACGAAATGAATATGTTAGTATTCCTGTAGATAAAGATCGTGAAAGCTTAAAAGCAAAAATACAGGCGATGGAAGAAGAAACGCTAAAAAGGAGGTAGACTTTACAAACGTTTGATAATACGATATATTATATAGTATAAGTGCTTCGACCAGTAAACTGGAGAAGGCGTATAGGTAAACGGCTTGGAGAAATCCCGGTCATTTATTTATACGCCTTCTTTTTATTTCTATTCAAAAGGGGGATATATAAATTGAAAAGGGAACGTCAACGGAAACTGGATGCACGGCAAAGGCGCAAGGATTCCCTTGCGAATTCAGGTATTGCATCCCAGGAGCGGGTAAGTGTAAAAAAGCTAAGGAAAACCTATAGAGAAATCGGTATCCCGACCGATCAGGGCCCTATCCGTACTGATCCGGTCAAGGAAATAAAAGCTAAAAAGAACTTGGAAGGAATCAAAAAGACTGCCAAGGGAAAGGGGAAGAAAAATGAAAATTAAGATTGGCGATATTGAATTTGAAGTTGAACAGGTGAAGGACGCTCTTATTGCGAACAAAGAGAAGCCGGAAATTATTTCATTGTTCGATGAATTGCATCCCAGGCCTGAATTGACCGTTGATGAAGTAAAGCCTTTTTTGGAAACGAAAGAAGGAAAGGAATTGATCCAGCCGTACGGCGACAAGCGTGCGACCGAGGCAATAAATACCTGGA